CTATTTATACAAACTCATATCCGCCATTTCCAGTAGCACTTTTCCAGCAGCGATCCTTTCACACTTCTCCCCTTCTTCTATATCATCCAAGTACAAATAGTAATCAAGGATTGGCGCGTAAATTTTTATCTGACCTGATTCGTTATGTATTACTTTCTGTGTAGATCCCCTTACAACATAAATCGATTCTTCCATCTTAATGTCAAACTCGTCTAAATCTGATAACAATTCAGGAAACAATTGTTTGTACTCACTTGTTATATCTTGTTTCATTTCATCCCCTCCGATTTAAATATAGCAGAATATAAATGGTGAGGGAACATAAAAAAGACCCCTCAAAAGGGGTCATAACGTTCGTACTGGGGTCAAAACCCCTATTGAAATTATAAATATCTAGAGTCTCATTGCTCTTTGTAATATTTATTATATTACTAATTTATATAAAATACAATCAAAAGATATAATCTAAAGTGATTTCTCTAATATCTTCAAACGTTGATTTAGCTATCTGTATAGAACCTGAAGGGTCAAATCTATTGATTTTTTTCACTCTAAGCTTACTAATAGTCTGTATGTTTTTAAATGCTACAAATGATTTTTTATCATACTTATTGTACTGTTTCAATACATCTTTTACTAACTCTCTGCTTTTCTTTTGCTCTGTCAACTTCGCTTGTACTCTCCCTAAATTTTTCAATAAATCTTCTGTATGATCATTAATTATTTTTTGTGCATCATCCTCGAATTCATCAACATTACCAATCATTTCTAAACATAGTTCAACAGCAGTCTTATCTTCAGTATTTAAAGAAAAATCTTTTGCTGTTTTGACAATTTGTTTATTTGTTTCAGATAGTTCTTTTCTATATTTACTAACACTTTCATCAATGCTGGTTAAATTACTAGTTAAATGTTTGATGGTATTATTAAATATTGAATCATTAATTCCTAACACATGATTATTAGTTTTAGAAGTGAGTGGGATAACCGTTATATTCCCATTTCTTTTGTTGTCATTTTTATTAAGAGTAATTGCGAAATGAGGCTTAGAAAACTCACTACCTATATTTATACCAAAATCAACGAATATTAAAGAACCCGGTTTATACATATCATAATGTTTTGGAATTCTATCATCTACATATCTTTTATGCCATTTACATGAAAACTCTAATGATTTTACAAGGTGCCACATATCTTTATGTTTTCTATCAACAATCTTTTTATATTCTACCGCTACCTTGTTTATCCTTCTGTAATTACTAATAACTATCACTCTCTCAAATATGTTAACTAAATATTACCAGTTATTGATTAGCAATTAAAGGCGATAATTTACGTGTAAAGAAACATTAGGGGAATAAGAAATTTTTGCACCCTTCTTTTTATGTAAACCGCCAGTGAGGGATACGAGGCCCGTGGCGGTTATTTTTTGAGAAAAGTTGAAGTTGAATCTACATAAAATAATTTGTGGTTTAATTTTATTTTTACGTTATTTGCGTTTGCTCCTAAACGATAATTTAAACGCTAATACACATCACATCCTTTAAAGAATGATCGTTATTATTTATAAACGTGTTGAGGTCTAAAGCGTTCGTGCCATATCCAATCATTTGCGCCATGACCGGAGCTTCTACCAGTGTAAATCTTCAACCAGCCATTGCGTTGTTGGAAGATATAAACGGTGGCGCCCGGTTGAATATCGTAACCCGCTCTCCGATTAAAGTTATTACCACTGCGGTTTCTAACTTGAGCGCCCAAGCTATCGACAGTACCTTTTGCATAAGCCGTGGATGAGAGCGGTCTGTTTTGACGGCCATTAAATGTTTTTGATTTGCTAGCTTTTTTTGTACTACTGGATGAATTAGGCTTTGTTCCGCTGAATGCTGGTTTTGTATTTGAAACATCAATATTGTAAGGATTTAAACCGACACATGTAAAATTCCACGCGTTTAAAGATGCGAAGTTTTGCACTTGAACATGCAAATGAGAAGCCATACTCACACCTAAGTTATTAGATGTGCCTTGATGTCCGACTAAATCGCCTTTTTTAATTTCTTGTCCGACCTTTAGAAAGTTCAGAGGATTTTTATTCAGGTGACCTAAAATCAATTGTCTCGCATGGCCTTGTCCGTCAATAAAGCCGAGGACCGTTGTCCATCCAAATGTATTCCACCCAGTACCACGCAATACGACTGCGTTGACCGGGCTACCGATCCTTACACCGTGTCGTTTCGCACAGTCAAAGGCTGCATGCACACCATTACAATAAGCATCCACATTTGCGCCGTATGCATACAGCTGACGGACGCCAAATCCGCCGGGTTGTTTAGTGGGGTCAGAAGTCATCCGCCATCCGTTAATCATAAATTGATTGACAAGATTATTTTTTACTGCCATCGTCGCCACCTCCGCCGTACTTCTCATCTTTATTCTTTTCTGTCGGGTCGAATGTATCCGGCTTTTCCAGATATGGATTTTCGTCTGGTTTCATGTTTTCGACTTCTTTTTCTTTGCTCATTTCAATCGCTCCTTTTATTTAAATTTGCATAAAAAAAAGCAACCCTTCGGAATTCCGAATAGTTGCCTTATTTGAGACCTTCTTCTTTTAATTTCTTGTTTTGCTTCTGTGCTTTCTTACCGGAAAAATGGTTTTTGTAAATCGTGTAGCAGGTATAACCGAAACCGGCAGCAGCATATAGAAATACTGCGAATGAGTTAATCACTTCTTCGGTGAGCCACTCGACCTGGTAACCCACCAAACCGGCAAACGCTGAGAATGCCAGGAGCATACCCGCAAACTGGTTGATGAGCCCCTTCTTTTTGTCAGATTGCACCTCCTGGTCAATCCTCGTCTCGTCTACTGTCTTCTGTTCTCTGTTCATCTGCTTCGCCCTCCTTTTCAAGTATTTTATTTTTCTTATGCTCTTCGCTTTCATCAACCTGATTCAAGATTTCTATAAATAGTGGGATTGAAACCAGACTCATGACACCAAAAGCAACATTGGGATAGTTGATCAGGAAACTCGCTGTAATAAAAAAGTAGTATATCAATCCGATGATATGGACGGTGATGATAATTGCATATCGCTTTGTAAACAACGCCAGGAAAAATAATACTGAGACGGTCAAGCTGATCCACGCCAAATTTTGCTGACTCCCCACCATCTGTATATATGTCGCATATACGCTGTCTGCTTTGTTTGTGCTGCCGTCAAAAAATAAGTTGGGATCTACGGTCAACGTGAACCACATGTAAGCCGTAAAAAACATCAATCCGATTTCATTCCATTTTGGTTTTCGCATTTTTAATCATCACCTCCTACAGGAAACCCAGCTGCGCGAGGATGTATGTAACAATCCCGCCCACAAGAGCTGTAATACTTGCTTTTTTAATCAACTTTCGCGTTTCTGCTCCGGATTCAACAATTTTATTAACATCCTTTTCGACGCTTTCAATTTTTCTATAGTCTTCTTTTAGTTGATTGATATCTTTTTTTTGTTCTTTTAATCGATGATCATGACTATCCAAATTACTGTCGATGTATCTGAACATTGCCCTCAGAGCCACGTCCTCCACCTTATCTAAAAATTGTTTAATCACATTCGCACCACCCCACTTTGTTAAATTAAAAAAAGTGGCTACTTCTCAGCAGTCACATGATAACTAAAACACCACACCTACAATCTGGTAATATTGAAATTACAGAAAGTGAGGTGAATAGTGATGAGTAATAAATATCCATACAAATTTGAACATAGCGGACCGCATATCAATATCAAATTACCAAAAGATTTACCTCTATCAGAAGTTGATAAAAAATTGATAAAACAAAATTCGGATGAAATTATTATGGAATATAATTATCCGTATGGTTTATCAATGAGAACTACAACTAAATCTGATATTAACACCATCGAATCGACACACCCAGTAGTAGAAAAAGATGGCGTATATTATTTTGATATGTGATTCGATAACCGCCATACAGGCGGTTTATTTATTACACTCAGATATAACCATTTCGTTACCGTCCTTATCATACTGAATCACTTTACTGCCTTTTTCATCTACTACGGTTTTAAACTCATTTTTTCCACCAGCACTTAAAACTGTTAATGTAGCCATAACTATCCCTCCTTAAATTAAAAAGAGCCTACTCTTCAGTAGACTCCTCTTCTTCTTCTTCCTCTTCTTCTTCATCCTCTTCCACACCTAGATACTCTCTGACGATTGCTTTATATTCGTCTGGGGCGTTTGCGATGGTGTGGACATTGCTTTCTGCGGATGACACTCTATAGCAGTAGATGTCCAATCCTAACTCTTTGTAGATGTTATTTAAATATGCTGCCACTCTATTTGCAGTAGACGCATCCTCATAACTTCCCCCCTCCATCTCGCTGCGGTAACTAATCGCACCTGAAATATTACTCACGTTCATAAATTCGACTGTGCGGTTACGCTGACTTACTTTCGCTACATAATACTTGTCTGTTCTGTCTGTTAGATTTGCCATAATTATTCTACCTCCTGATATTGTGCTTCATCAACTTCTTCTACGTCGTCTGATGATGGTGTGTCTTCATACGCTTGCAACCTTTTCAACGTATCATCATAAAGCGCCTGATAGGCAATCGCCAATTCTTGTGCTTCGCTGTATCTCTTCATCAGCAGCGCAAATTCTTTTTTGTAGTTTCTTTCCATTTAAAACTCCACCTTTGTAATTTTTGGTTTCGCATCTTCTTCTTTAATGAGCGCACCTGTGCCCCCGAAACTATCTTCGTTTTCATATTCATCTAAATAATTAAAATACTCTTTTTCGTCCATAAAGTCATCTTTATATTCTTTTTTAACTTGTAATTTACCATTTTGAAAAAATATCTTGTGAAATTGATAGGCGACATGTTCCTCCACAGGTAACACTTTGTCGTAAGATTCATTAGGCACTACACCTCTGCCCGCTTGAACTGGATAATAGTAATCTTCATCTTCTGCATATTTAAAAAGAATAATAAACTCCATATAAATCCTCCTTTAACCATGAAATCGCATCATCAAGCGCCTGAATCTGATGTTGTCGTTACCCCCGGAGTCACTCACTCTCATTTGAGTGTACAGTTGTCTTAATTTTCCCGTGGGTCTTCCCAAATCCAGTGTTAAATCTATAAAATACGGGTTGCTCTGCGAGTCCTCGCTCGGACTGACGTATGCAGCTGATGAAATATTCGGCGACTCGCTGAATGTAGTTAACCTCACATTTCCTCCATAAACAGGGAACGTGCCAGGTCGGTGCATATAAGCGTAGCCTCTAATATTCACGTACCTCGTCGTATGATGAAAATAAGTCGCATCTGCTGTCGTGTAATGGCTATTGCTCGTTGTATAATACGTCGCTGTGATGCCTACGCCAGCCGCGTAAAATCTAGGTTCGGTACTTGCGTAAGAAAAATCCCATTGAGGCATGCCGTTGTTTATTATGTTGAACCCGTCCGGTCGTTTTATTCGATAACCACCCTCAACTTGTCCTGCGGAGTTTAACAATGTTGTCATGTTCAATTGGTTTGTGTTTATTTCAATCGCCTGTATATCTCTCGTAAATTGAGACTTAGAAGTCAACGTCGTCACATACGCATTACTCGCAAATATCTTGTCAATCAAAGCGTGAGACGTCTTGACGTGATCCGCATCAATTACATCTGCATCCAAATAATTTGTAACGATGTGGTTGATGTCTCCTCTAACTGCATCGAGTGACAGCGCTCTAATATCCCCAGCCACGTTCATGTCCGCAGATATATTCATGCTTTCCGTAATAACATCGACGGCTGTCGGATTGACGGATATAATCGATGCCATCCGCCAACTGCTGATTTGTTGTGAGCCGATTAAAATTCTATCGGCCTCGACGATGATATCCGACTGCTGAATCAACTCACTGCCGTCAATGTCCGCCAGGCTCGACACGGATTGACGAATGGCATCCACTTCCATTTCGAATTCAGAATGAGTGACGTACGCCCCGTCCAGTTCTTCAAACACTCGCATATTAATTCTATCTGCCAATTGCTCAACTCTGCTCAACGCTCTGACAATCGGTGTGGCAGTGTCTCCGAATTCCAACTTCATGTTTATCCTATCTTCGATATGTTCCATCATTTCCGGGCCGATATTAAAACCGCTCAAAGGTTCTAACGATACGTAAATTCTATCGCCATCTGCATCAAACGAAACTTCGCCGCCCCTTTCAACCAGACGGTATGTCTGCATTGCGGCTCCTCTGTAAACAAAAATCCGAATTTCTCCAATCCGAGATAGACTCACCGAATTGTCATGGAACGTATATCTCGCGCCTTCCACAATCGGAATCGGATTTATCAATCGGATGCCATCACCGTTGTTGTTTGGATTGCCGGTCGTCCAAAAACCACCCTTTTCCCAAGCGTTTGCGCTCATTGGAATCAGGTTTGTGCCGATTTCTGAAACATCCGTCAGCCACACCTTACTCGTAATGGCGTCGGTGTTAATCCCGAGCTGTGCGCCTTGCGAGTTGAGTTCGCTGTCCAACGAGGCCACGGTTGCGGTAATGTCGTCATAGCTGATGGATAAGTTCCCGATATCCGTCTCATTCTCGCCCACCCGACTCACTAAAGCCTCAATAATACCCGATTCGACTTCAAACTGTCCTTGTGTGACGTAATCCTCTTCGATGTTGGAAACAAGCGCGCTAATAGAGTCTACGGACTGGTCAATCCTCGACATCTCACCCGTTAAATTTTCATCTAAATTGGAGACGGTCGTTTGAATGCCTGTGATGTCCGTATTGATACTCACAATATCCGTGTCAATCCCGTCTGTGCGTGTGATTAACGCGGACAAGCCGTCTGCCGTGGCTGTCAGTTCCGTCTGTGCCGATTCAAGGCCTTTTTCCGTGCCACTCACTCTGCTAAGGGTACGTGTCAATTCCTCCGCCGTGGATTCCGTAAGGTTACTCCATTGTGTGATGTCATCGTCGTGTAGTTCTGTTTTCTCTTGGAGCAAGCTGATGGACTCTGCATCGGCTTCTAACTGCGTATCAAACTCTGTTATCTTATTCTGTATCGGCTCGATTTCCGTACGGTTGAGCTTGGCTTCGAGTTGGCCGTCGATAAATTCGATTTGCTGATTGAGCGTGGTGATTTTAGCTTCGGTGTCTTCGGGGGCGGGTTGGTAGTCCATCAGCACATTACCCTTCATCAACATTAAATCGACCGGATAATTCCCTACCGATATTCTTGTAAAGCGTGCGTTTTCAGGTGCAGTGAACACCTCGCCTTTTTTATCTGGGTCACCTATGAAAATAACAAACAAAAAATTACGCTCATTGTCATAAAAACCTATTCTCAAGTTTTCATAGGCACGCTCTGTTTCTGGAGTCTGTTCAGCAGAAAAGATATATTCTGTATTTGCTTTTATCGGTATGAAATCTGTTATTTTATGCGTGTTGGAATTTCCTACAGCGCCTGATGCGTTTATGACATAACCGTTCGTTATGCCGGACTTTATAATTAAATTCCGTCCCCCAACCTCAATGCCGTCAATGCTCGCTTTCGCATCATCCAATTGACTTTGCAAGTCATCCCTTGTATCGCTTAAATCCGATTCAACAGTGCCGAATCTGGCCAGTGCATCGTTTTGCCACTGGTTGATATCTCCGATGGAGTCACCCACATCATCGATGCGCCCGACAATATCGAGTACATCCTCATTGATGCCGGAAATTTCATCGTCTATGTCCAAGATATTAATCTGCAAGTCGTCGATTAGACTTTCGTGTCGGTCGGAAAAAGATTCAAAGTCATCTACCATCCGCTGTTCCGCCGCCGCAATTTCAGCATAGGCGTCGATTAAAGCCTGTTCGTAATCTTCCCACATCTGCGCCACTTCGCCGTCAAAGCGGGCATCAAAGGCGTTTTTCAACTGCGTAATTCGACTGTTGACCGCCCTTTCATTGCTTTCTCTTTGACGACGGGCAGAACGTTCCACTTTCGTTTCCTTAAAGTGTTCATAATCGCCTAAAACCACTTCAGCATCTTGTGGATTGAGTAGGTCCACGCTGATTTTATGCACCCTCGCCCGGAAGTAGATGCCGTGCTCTCTACGAACGATCAGTACGCTATCCCCGATGTTCACATTGCCGATGTCAGCCACCGTGGCTGTAAAGATATATTGTGGGCGTGATACCCGTTCGTACTCCTCTATGCCGGCTTCAATCAATTCATTGACGTTCTCGATGTCCTCGAATATGACGTTCGCATGTTTCGGCTCATTGTCAAAGTTTCCGTAGTTCGCTGTAATATCCGGGTCTTCGAGGTATCGACTGCCAAGCGGTGAGATAACACCGTTACGGTTGATATTCCGGTCGCTGAAATTAATCCGCCTGCCGTAGCCGTCGCCCACTTCTTCACCTTTACCGTGGACAGCTAACTTCGTCACAATCTCGCTGTAGTCCACGTCATATTGTAATGATGGTGTGTTCGGGCCGAATACAACTCGTTTTGGCTTATCCTCGCCCAGACGCTTTTTAAAGTGGACATTTAAGCCGTTGACCTTTTGACCGTCGAATAGTATTTCCGGCTCAAATTCCAGTCGGAAGTTTTCGACCACAAACTCGACAACCTCCATTGGGGTCGTCCAGTAGAAGTTCGTACTTAAAATACCCGTCGTGTCTGTGATGACCGGATGCCATCTGGTGTTTGCACCAATCGTCTGATTGAGGATAAACGCCGCATCCCGATTTTCAGGGCGGACATCCTCGACTAAACGGCCATAAATCATGTCACTAAAGAATATATGATGCCCGATAATCGTAACGGTCTCTCCGTCGTGAGATTCTTCCACACGTCGGATTTTATCAACGTGGAATTTATCCTTGACGTAGTAACCGAAATGGTCGATATCGTCATTTAAAAAGGACTTAGCATAAGCCAAATCCATTTCAAGAGTCATCATTTTTAAGTTGTTCATTTCATCTTCGTGTTGTGCTCTGTTGATATTCTCGCTCGTCACAATCTTTTGTAACTCTAAATCGTTATTCAAGAAATAAATCATAGCAGCAACTCCTTATACGTGAGCCGAGCTTGTGCGTTCTCACCACTGTTCGTCAGTACAACCACATCACTATCCTCGATACGGAAATCCTCGAATGCACTGTCAAAGCGTAATAGATTCAATCTATCCAGTCCGCTATTAGTCTCATAGATACGTTCATTCGGGATATCAATCGTTAAATTCGACGGCAGGTTTCCCGTCAGACGGATGCGCCTGAACGAGTCGCCGGATATGGACACTTGAACGTCGTCACCCGTTAATCCTGTGAGTTCGATTAACGGCGTGACAGGCAATTGTGACTTCGTGTTGATCGTGACTGTTTTGTTTGCGGTTTGTGTGCGCTCGATGTCGTAGAATTTGTGTGAGTACCGACTAGAAAATTGCAGTTGTATTTCTGTAAACTTATCGAAAAACGGCGGAATGTAATAAGGTCCGCCAAATTCTCCGAGAAAATACCAATCAGTATCTTCCGGTTCGAATCTGGACGGACCATCTGCCATCAACAATCTATTTAATCTGTCTGTAACTTCGTCTCTCGTTATTCTATTATTATCAGTCGTTAAAATGATAGGCACTTCAAAATCAAACGGCTGGTAAATATGTCTGATTCTATTTCTTAAATTTGAATGCGTTGTTTCTCGATACTGTACATTTTTCGTGAAAGAAGGGAACACAAACCCTTCTTGAATTGCAAATAAATCATCTGTTTTACCATTGTACGAAAAGTTCAATATGTCCCCTCCTTAAATTGCAAGTGTTCTATCATCTTTGTATTTGTTGATGCCATCAATCATATCTTTGATAAATACAACATTTTCTTTCTTCTCAATCACTCTTGATGATTCAAGTAATTGCAATGACAATTTGTTCTGTTCAGTGCCTAACAGCCTAATAATTTCTTTCAATGATTTAACTTCCTCAATGAGTATCTTAATTACATTGTCTGAATTTCCACTTTGTTGACCGCCACCCATATAACTCAAAGCTTCCATCATCAATTCGATGGAGCGACTTCTATTCGTGAGTGGCAATATCATTTCCGGTTTATTGCCCTCAGCACCTTCAAAGTAACCGTGCTGATTGATTAGCCCGCCGTTCTCATAACTACCGAGGTTTCTTAATTTTGGCAACGGGTCTTCAGCGTTTAAATTCCCCGGTGCACCCGGCATATATTGAGTGTGCAAGTGCGCGCCGGTCGTCCAATTCCCGCTGTTCCCAGTGGTCGCTATGCGCATTCCGGCTGTGACAGAATCGCCCACAGACTTCATGACATTACTTAAGTGCATAAACCACCAGTAATCGCGGCCGGCTTTTACTTGCATTGACAGACCACCGCCGAAGTCGTTCCAAACACGGTCAACAATACCGTTGATTGGAGAGAGTAACGGGTCAAACACGTGATGTGTATCTAAACCATAATGTATCCCGTTATTAAAGTTGATACCTGCCGGGTATCTGCCAAAGTGCGCCGTAATTGGCTTTCCTAAAATATGTGAGCCGTCGCCGGTAGATGATGACTGTTCAAAGAGTTCTTTGACTTTGTCAATCATTCCAGAAGACAGACTATTGACCATACCCGAGCCGAGTTCTGTTACGGCTCGAATGCCACTGAATGACGATTCGCCGATAAGACGATTAATCAAAGCAGCGGGATCGTCCATATACTCGTAAATGTCATCTATCATGCTGCCGAATGAATGACTCACCTTAGCGACTTTGTTTGAACCGCTGACCGACGGGCTGTAAATGTTCGGCATGAGTAGGTCCATGCCGGAGCCAACTGATGTAAGGTCCGGATTGTAAGCATACAGCCTATCCAGCTCTTCTTTTGACTCCTGATTACTTTGAACTTTTGCGCCTTGTGGGAAGTCCGGCCAAATGACATTGCCGTCCACCATGTAGCGTTTTTTGTCGGGTAATTCAACGATTTCAGCAGTGTTTGAAGCCGAGCCGCCGATTGAGTTCCCCGGTCCTTTATCGCCTAAGAGTGCATGACCACCCTTGTGATAGTCTGTACCGGACGAGTAAGGTGAGATCGCTTGGTTGCCGCCCGGACCAACTCGCCCTTGTGAGTGCCCTCTGTTTGTACTTCCAACAGTACGCATTGGTGGCAGTCTGAATGAGATTCCGAGCGCTTCAGGTATCTTATTAAATTGCTCTCTTAACCAGTTGATGCCATCGATAACGCCATTCGCGATGTTTCGACCAATTTCTTTTGACCGTGTCCACGCTGTACTTGAAAGAGTACTAAAAATGGTGCCAAAATTACGTTTGAACACTTCCCAAGTCGATAATATTTCACCGGTTTCTCTATCAACGATGATGCCGTGTTCTCTCGCTTGTTCACTCGCCCAATCTAACACGTCATCGTGTCTATCTTCGGCAAGTCGAGTTGTTTCAGAATATTCAAGTTCAGCACCTGTGATGATTGCGTTCTTTTGGTCCTCTGAAATTGTGCCGTGATTCTCATACTGATCGATTGCCCACTCTACTGTTTTATCGCGCTTTTCTTTTGCTTCTTCAATGGTGCGCTCTTTCGCTTCGATAGAATCCTTTACCATTTCTGAAGTCATTTCTTGCGAAATCGCTGTATTGTTATTTTTAATACGCCCCATGATCGCTTCTTGTTCAATTTCGGACTCTGACAAATTGTCGGCAGTTGCAATATTATGGTCCTCTTGAATACGTTGAATCGCTGCATAACCTTCATCAGTGATTTCGCCATTCGTCTCGAATTCATTTTCAATGACGTCTTGAATGCGCTGATGCTTCTCATCGAGCATTGTTTCCTCAGTGTTGTAATGCGTTTCAAGGTCAGTAAGGATGTTTTCTTTGTCCTGGTCAGTAAGTGTCTTAATGCCTTCCAGTCGCTCGGCCGTTTGAGTAAGTTCAGATATTTTACGTTCTTCAAGCCGGTCTTTCGCTTCAGTATGCATGGTGTCGTAATCTTCTTTGAGTTGTTCAATTTGTTCCGCAGTGAGTTCATCTTGAGACGACCACAATTCTTCAAGCGAGGCATATGCCTCTTCGCTAAATTCAGCATAATCTTCAATCATCGCTTGCGTTTCTTCCGAAACGACATCTGAAAAACCTTCGATGGTTTCTTGACCCTTCATGTGTTCCTCATAAAAACCGTCAAAGAAATTGACCGTGTTATCCCATGTATCGCTCATAAATCCACTAACGCGGTCCCATCCACGCCCGACAGACTCTGTAAATGTCACTGTTTCGCCGCCCAGCGTCTCTAAATCTCCGACCATCCAGTCAACTAAATTTCCAGTTTCCTCACCTAGCCAAGATAAACCTTCCCAAGCCGCTTCAAGGGAATTAACTAAGCCCTCGCCAGTCAAGGTGACAATTTCATCCACAATCGCTTTGAAGCTTTCCGATTTGTTGTAAGCGACAATCAAACCGCCGACAAGCGTTGTGCCGAGCGCCGCAGCCGCAATACCAACCGGACCGCCCAACGCACCGAGAATGCCACTCAGTCCACCAAGCTTACCAACTAAGCCAGTACCAGCTGCCGCCGTGCCGACCTTACCACCGGTAGACGATGCAATACCGCCAAACGATAGCAGTGCCTTGCCTGTGCCACTTTTAATACCAATCGCCTTCAGTAGTCCGCCGAAGCCTTTGCCGACTGTCGCAAGTGCGCCGCCCAATCGACCGAACACGCTCAGTACCGGTCCGATGGCGACAGCAAACAATCCGGCTTTCCATAACAGTTCTTGCTGCCAGTCGTCGAGTTCTTGGTACCATTCGACGACATCTTCGACTGAGTCTTTGACCTGAATGAATGTTTCGCGCAATACTTCGCCAGTTTCACGCGCCCATTCTTGTGCCTCATCAGATTTAAGTAACTCAATGAATTCTTCAACAGATAGCTTAGATTCCTGGAACACACCTTCGAGTAAAGACTGGCCTAAAATACCGACATACGCCTTTGTATTTTGCATCATGCCTTCCCAAGATTTCGCATATTCTGTCGCCATGTCGCCAGCGAACTCATCCATTACATCCAAGAACTGTTCAGTGGTGATTTCGCCGTCACGCAACATTTCATACATTGCTTCAGAACTGACGCCGAGATTGTCTTGAATCGCAGCACTGAAGCCAGGCATCCGTTGAGAAATCATGTCGAATTCATTGCGGGTTAAATTTCCCTGGTCAATGACTCGCGCGAAGATCTGTTCCATCTCCTGGAATGTGCCGTTTGAGCCGGCCACCGCACCGTCGAGTATCTGAATATATCGCGTGAGTTCTTCGCCTTCTTCCACACCCGCCGCCATCGCGGTCGCCGCAGCAGTCGTCGCTTCGCCCATCGTGAGCATGCCGCCCTCAAGGGCATCAGTAAGTTGATTCGATATTCGTTCGACATCTTCAGTCTCGTAACCTAAACCGCGCAACTGCGCCTGCGCAGTGTCGATGTCTACGAGTCTGCCCCAGCCGAACGCCGCAGTGATACCACCGACAGCAGTAACAACACCTAAAGCCGGCATTGTAATATTCCGAGTGAGAGAATCACCCACTGTGGTTGCCACACCGCTGACACGTTCCAAACCATTAGAAAAGCCGATAACTGCGTCACCAGACTTTGTCCAGTTCGATTCAGCTATCGACTGCTCGATGTGCATCTGTTTCATTTCTTCAGTGTAGTATTCGACGCTGTTTGCGAGTTTATTATAGTCACGTTCAGCACGGTTTAAAGAGACTTCAGCGTTATCCAGTTCAGTGCGATTTTTCGTCACTTCATCATTCAATTCAGCAAACGCCGTTTCCGCTTCACGTAATGCAGTTTCTGCTTGTACAAATTCTTCAGCTGTCGCATCTGTCGATTGCATTAAACGGTCCATTTCACGTTCTGCTGAAGTGAGTTCGCCGGACGTCTTATCGAGTGCTTTTCTGTTTGTATCGTACTCTTTAGATAAGTTTTGATACGCTCGTCTGTTCTCGCCGACAATCTTCTCTTGGACTTCCATCTTCGAGTTTAAACCTTGCAGAGTCGTATCGTACCTATCGATGGACCGCTCGCCACGGTCGAATGCAGACAGTGAACGGCTAAATTCACTGTTCACACGGGTCATTGTCCGATTTAAACCGGACAGCCCTCTATCGACACCAGCCGTGTCTAAGCCTAACTCTATATTAAATCCTCTGATTACATCTGCCATGTGCTTCCTCCTTTCCTATAAAGATTTTATGAAGTCAGCACCACTCATCACTTTTTCGGATTGTTTATCTTTTTCCTTACCGATGACGAGCCGCATTACCTGCTCGTACGGCTGACTGTTCACCTCGTTGAGTGTCCAGCCGTACTCTTTGACGCAGTATTGCCGGATTTTATCGAGATTTTCTTTCCATTCTTTTAACGTGATTGATTTCTCTTTTTTTTATCATCTTCGTCGATGTCTGGAATCGACGGATCAATTTGTCTGAATATCTCATTTAAAGTACGTTGATAATCTTTCGACTTAATACCGTTTCGAAATTCTTCAGCAGTAAATGAGTCGTACGGCTTAAACAATTCGACCAGGTAATCAATCACGATTTCGTCTTGTTTCCGTTCATTCTCGCGGAAGTCAAAGTCTGCGATTTCCTTACGGTCGAGTGTCGTGACTTTCCTTTGTAGTTTTGCGATTTCCTCTTTCATATCCTTGAACGTTTCCATTTCTTGAAACGTCGTGTCTGGTCTTGAATGCTTTTTAACTGAGTCGTCGTCTTTGGTAAATTTAATTTCTATCATGGTTGGGTATCTCCTTTAATTTCTAAATTTATTACATGCGGTCTAATTCTGAAGAGTTGCCATATGAGCATGTATAAATAAATACATTTTTGTTCATAACGTGCACTAATTCATCTGAGTAAGAGCGTTCATAAAATGCTAGTTTTTCAACGAATGATTTATTGGGAATACAGATAATCTCTTGAACGCCTTCAGCTTCGATTCCAACAAAAATATAATCACTTTCTTTCTCTTGCGCCTTTTTAAATACATCTCTTAAATCTTCTTTGGATAATTCCACATTGAACACTCCTAAAAATTAATTTAAAACAAATAAAAAAAGGCAGTCGAAACTGCCTAATTATACTGCCGGCTCTGTTGGCGCGCCTGGGAATACTGATTGTCTCCACTCGTCAAAGCCTTCGTCACCTTCAAAGTCACCGTAAACCACACGTTCACCGCCGATTTCCGTATTCTGCCATGAGCCGGTCAATGCTGTGTTGGAAGGTGGGTTACTACCGTCTTGCGTTCTTGTGTTGACTGTAATCTCATTCATGCCCATTAATCCTTTTGGCAGGGCCATGTAAAACGGTGTGCCGTCTGCATCTTCCGATTTTGCAATCATTGCAACGAATGGCGGGTCTGTGTTCTCACCCATCCACGAAGCCTTACCGTCTACTTTTTTACCGAGTACTTTATTTAAATCTTCTTTTGGTGGGTTAAACGTGTTAAATGTCGATGTCACTTGTCCAGTACCTTTTTTCGACTGCCATACGACGCCGTTTGAAGCTTCCACACGCACAACCTCTTTTTCAAGCCCGGTAATCGTTAAATCGACTGTACCGCCCTTTTCATCTCTCCATACAAATGTGTCAGTGATCGTTTCGCCTGCTGCATCAAATACGCCGACTTCAACCTGGTCAAATCCTACTGTTGTTGCCATATATAAATTCCTCCTATATTACTGATTTTTTATAGTTCAAATGTTGCGGTGTACCAATGAAATTGACGGACTGAACAAACCGTTGAGTTTCCTCAAACCATTCATCAAGCCCGCCATTCTGTGGGTACATATTAAATTCTTGCATCATTACTTTTCGTACTGCTTTATAGAGTGCTGTAACATCATCAAACGTGTACGCTTGCACATCAATTTGATAGTGCTGAGATTCAGCCACAAACGTGTTACTCATACCCGATTCAAGCGCTGGTGGCTCTAAGGGTGTCACGATGATAAATGGCCCGCTGGTGTCATGTGGTTCAACGTAAGCATTCATTTGTGTTTGTGGGTTATCAATCAACTCTAATACTTCATCCGACTGTGAAAATGCCGTGAGTAGCTGTTCCCAAAAGTTCATCGCGACAACTCCTTTTCGACCGCTCTAAAGTATGCTGTTTGTGATTGTCTTAAAGCACGGGCAATGGCGCCGTGGCCTCTAGGCGTGTAGCGTTTCCCGTTCCGTGTATAGCCTTTTTCGTTCAGATGAATAATCCTGAAACGATCCTTCGGACCTTTCCAATAAATATAAAGTTTTAATGTGCCTGTGGTCGTTTCAACGTTTGAAATCTTCATTTCATCTAATGTCGCGCCTGTGTCCCGAAAGCTCATCATAGATTGTTGCATGTTTTTATAGACGATTTTTGCGCCTTCCTGCATGCCTTTTCGAGCGCGATTCTCCGCAATCTCTTTACCGATTCTTTGTTCGATTTCGACCATCATCTCTTTGACACCAGTCACTTTAACTCCCATAAGCCACACCCACTAACTTTAAAAGGCCTTTTTGTTTGGCCGGTGCAATGCTTTGGATGTTGAAAGTCTTACCGGTGTACATAATATCCTCAAGTTCGAACCAGTGTTTATATTCCGGAATGTAATCTTCTCGGGGGTGCGGAATCAAGATCGTAACCACAAATTCAGCGTTTTCAGTATTGACCACTTCATAGTCTTTAATGCTGCCCTCATAATGTTCAGCCATACAGAAATAGAGTTGTTCTTTTTCTGTGTCGCCACCGGGACCCCAACCACCGCCACCTTCTACATAAAATGTAACAGGTGTGTTGAGGTCGCCGGATGTGGTTTCAGGCCTCTGATAATGTCTGTTCGTCGGAGTCCTCATCAGGTGTCAACTCCTTTAAATTTCTATTTGAAAAGTTCATCACCATACTCATAAAGTTTTCATCGAAATACTCGAGAGCATCGTTCATGTCATATCGAGTACGATTGAACACCAGCTCTTTGCCTTCGTTTTCTTCATCCATTGGAAACTCTCCACATTTTCTTGATAAAAAAATATAAGAGTTTTTCATGAGTCTTTTAATATCTTTGTCTTTATGAGAATAATAAATGTTACGACTGAGTTTGAATTCTTTTACAATATCATCTGTGATTTCCATTGGTCATCACCTACTTTTTTAACGCTTCGATATAGTCAACCTTTTTAATGGCGCCGTCTTTTCCAGTGCCGTTAACGACAAGACCTTTGTCATCCGCCATTTTCTTTAACTGCTCGAATGATTGTTCATTCAATCCTTTTTCTTGCACTTCACTTTTTTTCTCTTTCATCGTTTTGATTTCTTTTCCGGATAAATATCCTTTTTCGACAAGTTCATTCACTCTGTCTTGTGCGCCTGTGAATTTATCACCTTTGACAAACACCTTATTTTTCTCTTTTAAGCCTTTGAATGGTTTTAACACTCTGCGTTCATAAGTTTTTTCAGCCATCTATAATTCCTCCTTTAATTTAAAATAAAAAGACACTCTTTCGAGTGCCCTATACTTCTGGAACTGGTTCTTCAATGCCACCAAGTGGCGCAATGTTCAAGTCGTACACCGCTGAAGCTTTGTTATCCACCGGCATACCGTGCGCAAAGTGCTTCGTAATAAATAAGTCCATGTCTTCCATTGCAAATGTCTGGTCGTATTTCTTAATCGTTACATTACCAGTGTGTACCGCTTCATAACGGTTACCAGCCAGCGCAACGACCTTACTTGCCGGAACACCTTCAGATGCAACGACATTGATGTTAAATGGTAGCGAGGTTACCCATGCGCCATTCTGTGTTTGCATAGTGTGTTGTGCTTGTACAAGGAACTGATCTTGTGGATTGACAACAAGAGACACAGTACCTGCAATGTTTGTTGGTTTACCGTTCTCTTTTGTAGAAAGGTTTGTCATAACGTGAGCCAATTCGTGCGCTGTTGTTTTTGAATCGGCGAAAGTTAATGAACCGAGTGACGTTTTATCTGTCACCGTACCTGCTTCCAAGTCGTAATCTTTCGTCATACCGATTGGTTGGTTAACCGCTGAACCACCACCATTTACAATCCCTGCTTCAAGTCGAATACCAATCGCTTCAGACAGTTGTGCTCTAACAAAACGTTCCACCCATTCCGGGCCGAACTCAATTAAGTCTTTCGGTACTAATGCGAAAGCTGTCAATTTGTTTTGAGAGAAGTTAACCACTTTGAAGTCTGCATCGATTTGACCTTGAATTCTACCGAAAATCTCACCCCATACAGCCTGACCGGACGGGTCAGCAAGCACCAGTCGAGTATTTAAACCGGATAACTGGAAATTGATTCTCGCAAGTAATGGACGCGCTTGAACGATGTCATCAAAGACGCGTTCAATGATTGTTTCGGGTAAAATCTTTTCTTCTTTATATGTTTCAGTGTTCGGGTCTACCATTTCATTAAAGAACTTACGCTCTTTGTTTGTTAGTACGTTTCTGCCACGCGCAATTGCAATATTCGTGTCGTCTGTACCATTCTGTGCTTCACGGCGTGCCTGATCCATGATATCCTCTTTAAGAGTTTCAGAGTAAGCCGTCATGTATTCACCGTGTAGATTTTCAACCACTTCAGGCTCTGCACCCTCTTTAACTGCTTCGTAGTATTCTGCGCGTTTTGCTTCCACTTTTTTGTGAAGATCGTCCTTGAATTTAATTACCATATTTTTATACTCTCCTTATTTTTGAATTAAAAATAGAGCCTTTTCTTCGGCTCTTGTTTTTGGGGTTCTATATTATTTTTTATTGATTTAATCTCGTTTTGCATTGTGGACATCATTTCTTTGAACTCTTCCATATCAGTAATGTTTACGTTAACTGATGCTGTGACAGGTTCGCCCTCTTCCGGTTCTTCCACTTCCGCTTGCTTGCTCGATTTCTCATCCGCAAAACCTTTATCAACTGCTTCATCTGCTGTAAACCACGTTTCACCAGTTAGTAGCTCATCAAGCTCTGTCTTGTCAATGCCTGAACGTTCGTTGTAAATATCAACAAGCGAACCATCGATAGTATCGAGTGCATTGAGCGCTTTTCTGATTTCTGTTTTATCACCCCATGCCAGCGTGGAAGCCTGGTGAATCATCATTGATGAACCAGTGTCCATAATCACTTTATCGCCAGCCATCATTATGATGGATGCGGCGCTTGCTGCAAGTGCTGTCACTTCAATTGTGATGTTCGACGGGTGGTTTTTCAGATAGTTATAAATTTCAATGCCAGCGAATACATCGCCGCCACCTGAATTTAATCTGACTCTTATGGGTCGGTCTACATCGTCGAGCGCTTCAGCGACAGATTGAGGGTTGATAGTATCAACGCCCATAATCATGTCAAAAATATCCGGCTCTCCGACAAATCCTGAAAGTGTGAGAATATGTTCATCTTCTGTCGTTTCATTTTTGAATTTGTACTTTAAGCCATTTTCAATGAGTTTCCGTTTCGTCATTCATTCTCACCTCCTTCATCGTAATCAATTAAGTTCGCTTCGTCTGTTTCATCATCTTCATCTGCATGCTGATAGTTTCGAGTTATCAGGAACTTATCCATTTCAGGATCATCCACCCTTTCATCCCCGAACTTCTCACGAACCTCATTTCGGCTGTAAACACCACTTGAAACAAGCTTGTCTCCGGCAGTCGCATTCCTTAACGGATCAATGCGGTTAATACCATAAATCGTAATATGCTGACCGTTGAGGTACTCATGTACTTCAAAAAGTTTCGCGTTCAATTCATCCGAAATCATTTTCGATAATGGATTGATACAAAAATTAATGTATGCCTCCATCGTGTTTTGCAGGTCTGCGGTGTCACCGTGTATAAGATTTACTGGAATCCCAAGAATTTTAGCCACATCATCGATTAAATCCCGTTTTAACTTCACTAAATTATTAATGGATTCATCACGTTGAGCGCTTGAATTTGTTAAGTTTTCCAACTCGATACCTTCACTCAAAGGAGCAAGTGCGACTGAGTTATTTTCGAATATCTCGCGTAATCTGCTCACTTGTTTTTGTTGTCTGTTGAATGTTTCGTCATCAGCTGTCCCGCCATCTTTAAATTTAAATACACCGCGGAACTGGTTGAAGCGCATACTGTTTTCGAGCATCTGCCCGAACAACTTGCCGTAATCGCTGTACAGTTCATCAATAAATGACGAGAGTCGTTCATTGTTGTAATTGAGATATAGAACATCGCCCATCGCGAAACTGCGTTGATAGGTGTAATCCTCAATCATCACATCAGTGAAGACGTCTTCGTATAATGCATATGTTTCGCGATTGAAAGAATCGGCAATGACTAAATCCTCTGTATCAGTTTTGATGACCAATACTTCATTTTCATGAATGAGTTTATAAACGAATCGCTGCCAAAAGTCCGATGCGCTGGAGTCGGTATTCGGACGGACATTTAACTTGTGATAGAGCGTATCTCTATTAACACGTTTGTCATTCATGACTCTGAACTCACTGTTTGCAATGGTCCTTGCGATATAATTGATACAGATATTGAGCGCGAGTCGTTTTAAATACACTCTGTTTGTTGTTTCAATAAGGACCATATCGCCCATTCGCATTTTCTTTTCGCCAGTTTTAAAAAAATCTAAAATCTTCACACTGTTCATCACTCCTTTCAATAAAACTATCCAAGCATCCTGTCCAATGCATCCATTGACTTTTTGATATCCTTTTGAACGATTTCATCACTTTTGAATAATGCATGTAAGAATGCGTGAAAGCCGTCTGTTTTTCTGCGGATGGGGTCCTTCTTGATGTATTCTTTGTTGCCATCCTTCTTAATCTTGACCGCGGTATTTTGTGTATTCCACCGCATCAGCGGATTATCGCCCCAGATGACTTGATGATTATTAAATATCAATTCAATGCGCGGGGACATTTGAGCATGTACGGACGGCATATAGTTGAGTGGCTCTAATTCAAATGCAGCATCTTCAAATGCCTTTCTTGTAATGTCGTATCGAAATCGGTCTATCATGACCTTGTGCACTCGGATATTGAGCTGCTTCATTTCTTTCTGGACCCACTCGACAAGTAGTTCAGGGTCAATTGTCGGCCGGTCTACAATCGTTAACAGACCGTCTTTCTCCCACTCTTTAATTGGTGGTTTCAACTTCACTTTGTCCAGGAACCCTTTACGTGCGAACTGATGAGAGTGCCATACATAATCGTTATCAATCCTAAATAAAAAGCCGACCGCTGCGAAGTCTGTCGTATTCGCATAGTCGACGCCGACGATTGCTGTTCGATTGTTTAATAAAGGCATTGGTCGATTGGCCTTCATGATGTTATCAAAACTGGTTACCGTCGCTGTCGGGTCTTCTTCAGGTAGGTTCATCCGTTTGGTAATGAACTCAATCATTCCCGAAGGGTCATATTGCAACTTCATGAACTCTTCATGGATTTCTTCAAGTAATATTTCAGCATATTCACTATGCGGCGGCTCGAGCATCGGATTGGATTTCGGCCACAAGTCCGGGTTCTCATATTCTTCGCGTTCATCAATTTTACAGATGAACGGGAATAGTTTTGATTCTGGATGTTCGCCGTCGAGTATCGATTCGGCAATACTCTTTTGCATGTCCATATAGCCATCGCGCACATAACCTTCTGTACCGATATAAAATGTTCTTCCATCTCGGACTTTACCCAGCCCGGAGCGGAACACGTTGATCAGTTCAGACGTTTCATATTGGTGTATTTCATCAAATACTAAAAAACCTTGCCGGCCCCCGTCTTTCGTGTTCGGATTGGAGGTGGCAAAGTCAAATATTGCACTGGTTGATTTTGACAGTGTTTCTGTTTTGGTTGACGGAAATAGCTGTCTTAACTTTTTGGAACGGTCATTATTGATTGTGTTGTGAATGTCGTTGTAGCTCGTTTTCGCCTGCTTCTCGCTGTTCGCGACAACTGTGCCGTGATAATTATCCACGCCGTGCAAGCCGGAAATGAGATAGTGTGCGATACCAGATATCAAACCGTTCTTACCAGCACCGCGCCCCATCACCCAAAGAAACTCTTTATAATAGGCACGACCATTTTTCTTATGATATAAAAATATAAATGCGATTAAGAACTTTTGAAACGGCCGTAATTTAAAGTGCCAACGCTCGATGAAAGTGATGCATTGTTCAATCTGATCATCATCGAAATACAGCTCACCAGACTTTACTTTTTTGAATATGGTATTGTCCAAATGCTTGAATAATTTGAAGCGGTCCAGATTGATTATCTTTTTATTTCTATTGCAGTATTGAATGTAATCCGTCACGTAATGATTAATCTGTTTAGTGCTTTTCTCAGGTTTCATTCTAATAAATCACTATTCGATATTTCGGGATGCGACTCTTCTTTGATGCGATATCTTTCGTGTTCTTTGACGTGACGGTCTATTTCTTTCTTTAGATTAATCAGTTGTGCGTTGATGTTTTTTAGATCATTGATAAGAGGGTGTGCCTTCGTGAACTCTTGCTGCCCATTCTTAACAGTAACCGTGTATTCTTCTTTTCTTAATATCGTTTGCATCTTTCTATACATCTGAACGAGTTGCACATATCGATGTACGTTTTCCACGACTGAATAATTATTTTCGTCGATGCGTTCCATGTAATATTCTCTGATATGTTTTAATGCAATCGCCACTTAACACCCCCCCTTCCTTTTCGACCCCCTACATGAGAGTTTTCTATAGTAAATTTGGAGAGTTGATTCCCCTCCACCGGTTCCCCATCCGAAATATAAAAGCAATTCGGTTTGAGCCGGGGGTCTGTCCTTTCTTTTACCACATCTCATCATGGCTCCATTTATTTTTCTTCGGTTTGTTATTTTCTATCCAGCGTTCGTGATGTTGTTCGTGACATCTAAAACAAATTAAAACTAAGTTGTCCGGCGCGAGTCTAAGCTCAGGTCTGTCTGTTAACTCTTCTATGTGATGCACAATCAGAGCGTTCCTTTTCCTGCCGTTACGATTGAGTGCACCAGTATCAATAGTTAATAAACCTTTCTTCTTGCACCACTGACATTCATAGTTGTCTCTTCTTCTAATGTAATCTCTCATCCGTCGCCACTTCATAGAGTTATAGAATGTTCTGCGTTCATCTTCAGTGACTACCATTCAAGTTAATCGCCTGCCTTTGCTTTATGGATTTGGTTTTACTAATTCAGTTCGACAATTCCGGTTAAGACTTTTGGTTTCGCCAATCTGCTTTACGGTTTTGGTTATCTGGTTTGTGATTCTGGAAATGCAAAAAGGCAAACAGCTTATGCCGTCTGCCTAATTAGATGTAGCCGTATGAGTATTTAGATACATGGCTGGATCACTGCTCCCTTCTCTCATATAGAGTTAACAAGTTATGCATGTAATCCTCACCACCTTTATTCCAAAACTTTAACGAATGGATAACATGTTGTGTATAATAGAATTAACTATTCTTAAAGTGAGGTGATAATATTTCTAGTTACTTTAACAACGTCAATAACTTCAACTACTTTGGCAATAGCATGGCAGATGTGGCGGCAGCAGCTAGCTACTCCAACACACTCGCCAATGTAGCTAAAGAGATGACTGTGAACCTCAGCCCTTTGCAACAAGCGGCGCAGCAAATCGACATGAGTCTAAAGCCTGCGAGAGAACAAATGAGATTAAATTCAACCTTGAGCGAGAGCGTAAGAGAAAAGATGTTCATCAACCAAGAGTTTTTTGATAGAATCGCTCCACGATTTGATATGTCCTCTCTTGCCATCCCTCAATTCGAAAGTGCACTTAAAGCAATGAATATCTCGGCTATCCAAGAAATGCAGGAGTCGCTCGCCTTTTATAACGAATCTATTTTGAACGAGATGATGACCAGGCAACTTTATGTCAATGTCGCTACCGCTGAAGTTAGTGATGATCTGAGCGAAGATCAAGAATCTGTATGGTATGAAATTCGTGACAAATTATTTGAATACTCCCCTACAGTCATTTACTATGCTCTCGGTATTGGATTAGCAACTTACACTACTATTCAGATCATTACTGACCCTACAGGTTTGGAATTTATAACTACTGTAGCTGGTCATTACCATAATGAAGAAACTGCAAGGCGTAACAAAGACCGTGACACTTAATAGTGCAACGGTCTTTTTTTCTTTGCAAAGTCATTATAATCCGAATCGATGTAAAAAAAGAAATAGCGTTCCTTCTTTCTCTTATGTCTCTTACGTCTCTTTCTTCTCATGTTTCTCTTTTGTACCGGGCTGAGAATTGAACAGTATAATGACAATCTGGTCGATTCGCTCATACAGGTTGCGGTTGCTGATGTTGAGAAGCACTTTAATACGTTGCTTATTCTCCCCTTGCTTGAGCAATTGTAATATGTGGTAGTTTTTATCGCTGTTGATATGGGTCTCATGTGTATCGATAAATGACACTTCATGAATCAACTTCTCCAGTTTACGCCGTTCATTGTCATTGCGCATGATTATGGATGACACCTTATCTCCGGTCTGACCCTGTCCTTTAGGCATCGCAGACTCTATGCCGTATTGAGCTGTGCTTGTACTGTCCGACTCATACACCTGTGATTGTATGAGTCGCTTCTTCCAATGATAATCGTTTATGATTTGCCTGATGTCGTTTATCAAATACAATTGCGCCACCCCTTATATTACTTATCTTCTAACATCATCTGCTCTTGAGCGTCTCCATCCGCTTCCACATAACCACGCGCCGGATCATACTCTTGCCCTTCAAATATCTCGTCGTTGACCTTCTCTTCATCTTCGAGGAAGAGTTCATCCCTCATGTAAAAGAGTCGCTCTATCTGGTCGTTGATGAAGTCTTTGTCTTCAATGTCGATGGTGAACTTCGGCTTGACTGCCTTGTTTGTTATTGTGGCTTGCATCACTGCGCCCGTCTCTGTCCATTCGAGACTAAAAGTTAAGTGTTTGTCCGTAATGTTGAATGTGTTGAACAATACCTTGTCGTGGTCCACACCAAATGTCTTTACAATAAGCTTTTCTGATTCTCTAATGTTTCTCATTTTGTTTTCTGTAGTCATTAATAATTCTCCTTTATGAATTGTTTATATACTTTCATGTGTTCCGTCAGTGCGTCCTCGTCAATGCTATACTCCACGCTTTCGGCAACGACTCTATCTTCGACGAATGCTTGATTCGTTTGCATACCCAACTCGATAAGGTGACCGAGATTAATATATTTTATTTCTGCTTGCATCAGCTTCATGTACCTTTCTTCAGTAATGGTGACTTGATTGTTTTTCATTTAAACAACTCCTAATTAACAGATGATGTAATATCATGTGCATGAAAGTCTACGACAAATGAGTCTTTCATCGTCCATTCGTCATAAACAGTCACTGATAACCGCGACACTTTTAATGTCTTATATATCTTCTTATTACGTTTTAACAACATTCGTTTAATTCTATTAATCGTGCCCTCAACATCGTTTGGGTTGAATGCGCCATCGAATGGTTCGACTGTAATAAATGCACAATCATTATATATTTCATCGACATACAATGATTTCAACAAGCAATTCTTTTTACACTGACAATTGAGTATGCCATGCAAAGTATTTTGTAAGTGTCCATTCAACATAGCGTTCATTCTCTCACTCCATTCCTTTTAAATTGCCCTGTAGTTCAAACGTTTTAACTTTTATGATACATAACACCTAAATGATGTTAATGCCTCTCACAATCAATCCTGTGCATTTCTAGGACTATGCGCGAGCCTTTCTCTTTTGCGCTCGTCGTTTCTTCTGCAACTCGTCATATTCAATCCAACCGTATTTATCACCGTGTTTTATGTTCTTACACAGCCATACGATCAATTTATCCTGGTGGATGTATTCAGCCAGCTTACGTTTCATCTTTGCGTCCGGTGTCGCCATGCCTTTGATGTCGATGTATACCTCATGACCGTCGTGATACTTCACTCTAAAGTCGAGTCGGTAATCCATCTTGCGGCGGCGCTTGCCGTAGTAGTCGAATCCTGGATGTAGATTGAGAACCGGCTGTAACTCTATTTCTGTGATGTAGCCGGCTCTTTGTTTAACCAGCAGATGTTCGTAGTATTCGGCTTCGGCGGTCGAGTCGAATTTAATGCCGTCGACGACTTTCTTCTTTGCTCCGTATTTGGTCAATGGTCATCACCTTTTTCTTTGCGGTTCATTTAATCAGCCCCTTAAGATTGCTGTATGCTATGAGACGTGAAATTCACGACAAAAGCATCTTTCATCGTCCATTCGTCGTACACAGTTACTGTGAGTTCTTCCACGCCCAAAACTTTGTGTATCGCTTTCTTCCTCCTCAACAACGTACGCTTGATTTTGTCTATGGTTTCTTCTATTTGATTTTGATTGAACGCATCATCGAATGGTTCGACATCAATGATCGCTGTATCGCTATATATTTCAGTGACATGTAAAGATTTTAGCAAACAATTACCTTTGCAATTACAATTCAATAATCCGTGCAGCGTTTCTTTTAAGTGCCCATCCAGCATAGAGTTCATTCACTCCGCCTCCTTGTAAACTTCTTTCAAACCTCTTCTAAGCCCTACATCATGACCTTCCGAAAATCCTTTATTGTAAATGGTTCTTATAGCCTCTAAGTAGTCAGTGTCGAGATTCATTCCGTTATCCTCTAAAAACTCTGCTATTTCATAGTCTGTCATTCACTCCACCTCGCTTTCGACATGTGTTACCGCCCGATAGCATTGATTCATTACGAATAGTGCTTTCTTATGAAACTCTATCTGTTTGTTGCTGTCTTGAAAATCTCTGGGTAATTCATCAATCATCATCAGCGTACGCTTTATAAATTCATCCCACGCCTTAGATTTGGCGTAGACTTCATTGAGTTCTTCCATAAGTTTGTCCGAAAGCGGTGCGTTATTATTGACAAGAATTTTCACGCTGTCCTCATATTTATAACTCACTCTAATTCACCTCGCTTTCGACGTCATTCGTAATGATTTCTATTTCATCTAATAAATTTTCGTAATTAACTAAATCTTCGTCACCTTCTCCTAAACCAGTATTTTCGTCGATGACTTGTTCTATTTCATCATACGCTTTTGCTTTGGCGTAGACTTCATTTAATTCGTTTATTTTATTATAATAATTATCTGAATCCTTTTGAGCGATGCTATTCGGTTCAGGGCCTATATCATCTAAAATTTCGTCTTTATATTCATAAATCATCTAACCACTCCCCAATAATTGTATATGTGCATGTTGCGGTTGGCGTTTAGTAGTTTCCCGCCATACGTTCAAAATTGATCTTATTCTTACGGTTGTATGCGTCGATAATATCTTTTGAAGTGAAGCTGTAGTGATCGAGTATTCTCAATGTCGTGTACATCGTGAAAGGTAAATCATTCACCAATTTCAAGTAATTCTTGATTGCTAAATCCGTCAATTGACTTCCTGACATCATTCCGTCTAAAGACACTAGCTCTTCATGTAAATCTTCTGCTGTATTCATTTTATTCACTATCAACATTACAAAGTGAATGACATCAATCGCTTCATCAATAATCTTTTCACGGTCTACAGGTTTCGATTTCCAATACTTCCAATTGTCCAGGTCATGGCATTCATTGATAAATTCTGCTTTTTCCACGGATAGAGCGATGTAATGCTTGTCGTCCATATCAAGCCATTCATTTTGACTGATGCCTTTCTTCTCTCTGATGTTTTTATCCAACTTTTCCTGTTGTGTCAGCAGATATTCAATGTCTGCAGCTGTTATTAGTGTTTTCATTTTGTGTCCTCCATTCCGTTTCTCGTCATTGCTTCAAGCATTTTCATTCTTACGTTTGTCTGCCCAGAAGCCATCAGCATGTCAATATATGAATCGTTGAACATGTCCAGCGCTTCAATGTCCTCACGGATAATTGGTAAGTCGTCCATGAGTTTGTCGTACATGACCTGGTGTGGTGTTTTTGGGTAGATAATGAGTTTGATATCGTCTAGGGTTTTCATATTGTCATGCTCCTTCTTCTGTAATCTTCGCCACTGATTGCAACAATCATCGTGTTCTCTGTCATACGACTGAACACACGGGCCAATTCCGGTGACTTAGTAAAGTCTTTGCTGTTGTAATTCGTTGTATAGATGGTGCATTTGCCACGCCTGGAATCCACAAGCCTAAATAGTTCTGATACTTCAAACTCAGTCATCCTGTTTGCGCCGACATCATCGAGTACAAGCAAGTCTGCGTCCCTTGCCATTTTAGATATTGGGTGCCTTTGATTCTTATCGCTGAACTCTTGCTTGATTTTGTCGATATAGTCCGGCACGGACATAAACAGAACTTTGTAGTGTTCATCTGCGATCGATTTTCTAATGGCAGCGGCGAGATGCGTCTTCCCCGTTCCGTATGTGCCTTGAAATAAAATGTTTTGCCCTTTCTTTAAGTGAGCCTCGAAATCATTGATGTAATGTCTCGCTACGTTGAGTGCGTGTTTTTGTGCATTTGATTCCGCCTGGTATTCATCCAATGTCTTTTCTCTGTAGTCACCATAAATCAGTGATCGATTATCAAACGTTTTGGCGTTAATTTCTCTTTGCTTTGCATTAATCAATTTCGTTTGTTCGCAAATACATCCGGCGTCCCTGATTTTTTCGGTGCCATCTTCGTAAGTGGTAATGACTTGCTTTAATTCCCTTTGACACACATCGCATTTCTGCGCAGATCCATCGTCATTTGTCAGATGAATCACTTGTGTCGTGAATTTTCTATTATCATCCATGAAGTCTCCGATGCCTTTCATGTAAATAACTCCCTTCTAAAATAAATCTTGATACTGTGATTGACCGGGGAATGATTCTTTTTCGTTATCCCTTTGATTCTCCATTGCATTTATATCCGATAATTTTTTAGTGTTTTTGTTCCGCCAATTTCGGATGATGCCTCTCACATAACCGACCGTCCTTTTATTGCTATCCACACCAATTTGTAATGCTTTAATAATTGCATCCTTTTCGAATCCCTCTTGATACCAACCATCCAATTCTTCAACCGACGACTGACCGATCGTTCCATAGCCGTTGTTTTCGTAAAATGAGATGACTTCTCGCAAGTCAGATTGTCCCTTATTGTCGTTATTAGCATTATTGTCATTATTGTCATTATTGTTTGTATGCATTCGTGATGCACTCGCGTCGCTTTCGTGATGCATTCGTGATGCATTGGCGGTGCTTTTGTGTCGCTTTTGCAAATCTTCATTTTGGTATAAGTCATAGTTGACAATGGTTACAACGGTTTTTTTGGTGTCGCTTTTTGCGGTCAACATTCCGTCGCTCTCCAATAATTTTAAAAAGTTTTTTACTTTGTTGTTGGACCATGACCAACGCTCACATAACTGCCGGATACTGGTTATTTTTTGACCTCTTTTGACAGTTACAAGTTCGTTACCTAGCAATATCTTTTTGTCTTTATGATTGACCATTAGAAGCAAATCAATCCATGCTTCAAACTTTGAAAATTTCCTTTTCTCTTTAAAGGTCCAATGATCTTCGATGCTTCTGTATAAGCTAATCCAACCAGCCATATAATCACCTCACATTCAACTGGTCGGCATCATTTAGAAAGGCAAATCATCATCCCCGACATCCACCGGCCCGCTCCCCTGAAATGGATTCTCCTCGACCTTCTGCTGCTGATTATTCTGTCCTCGAGCCTGTCCGGGTGTCGGACCGTAGTTATTACTCTGATAATTATTATTCGACTGCCCCTGATTACTGCCTTTTGGCTCTAAAAACTGAACACTATCAGCAACAACTTCAGTCACATATACACGTTGACCTTCTTTGTTCTCATAATTCCGCGTCTGCAATCTGCCATCAATCCCGCACAACTTTCCTTTACTCAAGTACTGATTAACTGCTTCAGCTGTCTTTCTGAAGCACACCACGTTGATGAAATCCACCTGCTGTTCGCCATCTTTATTGCCGAACGGTCGATTGACCGCAACATTGAAACTCGTCACTGATACATCGTTCTGACTCACTCTTAAGTCGGGATCGCGGGTTAAGCGACCGACCAATACAACTCGGTTTATCATTTAAAATATTCCTCCATGTTTTTATTTAATTACTGCTCTGCATTCGCTACATACGGTAATTCTTTCAATACCTGTGTCGTCGTATTTAACACCGCTCGACACTTTCGTACTGCCACACTGTTTGCACCTGTACCATTCGTCTGCTTTTAAGTTTTCGATGTTCACCTTATCCACTTGTAGAGTGCTGACTAAATCTCTGGCATCTGACACTTCTTTTACAGCCTTGTTGTATGCTTGCTCCCAATACTCTCTGCGCTCTTTCAATTCCTTATCCAACCGTTCTCGTCTATCATTGTCCAATTCCATCATCGAACCTAAGAAGTGATTACTCTTCTTCAATTCTGCAATTGCCTTCTTCCTAATTTCAGGGTCATCCGACTTTGATAGTGCGAACATTTCATCTTCGTACTCTTTATTAAATTTGTCTTTGAGAGTCTTCATGTGTGGCATAGGGTCAACAGCCACTGTGTGCGTCTCGTCATTAACTTCCTGATACAATCTATCCTTTTTACGTTTCAGATGCTCTAAGCGGTCAATTTTGGCTTTCTGCTCGGTTAAAAACTTGATTTCCTTTTCTTCGTCTGCAATTTCACGGTCGATTTCGGATTTGGGTTCGAAGGTGTATTTTATATATAAATCTAATTTAGATATCCAATTTTTCCAGAGTTTACTTTCTGTTATTGCAATTAGTATCCACGCTCCAACAACTCCCAGAGCCGTTCCAAAAAATATTGACAGTGTGATTCCATCCATACCTATCGCCTCCTACACATATTCATAAGCTCTGATACTCCGAAAATCACACCAACAATCGTCCAGACGACTGCTAAAATTGTTATCAATGTAATGAGTAAGGTCATTTAATCACGTCCCAATCTATCGAGTGTAAGCACTACAAAACACAATGCAATAAACTGTAAATATTCATCTTGGAAGACGACGAGATAGAAGAATGATATGAGTACTGCTACCATCAATAAGAATCGGGTCATTTCCCACTACTCCTTTCAGTCGCTTCATACAGTCTTACGCTTATGTTTATGCCTTTATATTCTTCAGAACGTTCGTTGAAGAAATCTAACGCCCAGCCTTCATCTGTCGTTTCCAATACAACGTTGTAATCAATTATCACTAAATAGACTTTATCCATACGTTCATTCCTCCACTTTTAAAATATATCTATCTTTAAATTCAATGGTTCTGACTGTATAAGTCGGAAACTTACTCTGCGCCAGCCGTGCCAGTGTCTGGATGAATTTCTTGTTGCGTATCGGCTTATAATAGGTGATGTGGCACGGTGGATGGATCAATCTCAGTTCGCCTTGCAGCAGGCTGTTTGTAGGTTTCATCTAAAACAACTCCATCTGATATTTATTCGGTTTTCCAACTACTGTCACACGTTCATATCTCACTTTATTCCGTTTGACCATCGGGCCATGCGATATGATTTTTAATCGCTCCTTTAAACGTCGCCAGCACACCTCACACGTGCGCCGTTCTTCTATCGGGTGTAAATCATCGTCATGGTATTCAAACAGGAATGGCAAGGCAGATTTAAGTTCCTGACACTCCTCGCAACGTTTCATGACTTCACACTCCATTTAGTAAACATGTGGTCAAACAACATCCTTGTATACGGCTGCGGTTTCCACTCCACTTTCTTAACAGGTTTATTAATCGTTATGACCTCTTTTAGCTCAGGATCATACTTAGTATCTGTCGGCGTTGGTGCGTACTTATCATTTAGTGTGTGTCTCACTCTCACTGTCTCGTCCTCCAATTTCACTATTGATATATCACTTCTTCTCTTGGATGATGGTGCAGAATAAAAACGTAAAGTCTCTTCTTTAACGTCCAGTATTTCAGCCAGTTGGGGTATTGACCCACTATCGATAAAACGTTCTTGTCGGTATAAGGCGTATACTGGATAGTCCGTGGCAACATGTACAATGTCGTAATCCTTTGAAGCGCCATGAATGTACCGACTGACCCGATTTGACGACAACCCCAGATATTCCGCAATTTCATCTGTATTGCCTGTGACTAAAAACTCATTATTTTTATAGCAGCTATAAATCTTTCGTTTTCTCGCCAATGATTATCACCTCGCTATCCTCACAGGCACGCCCGTTACTTCTTGTATTTTTTCTTTGAATTCATTTGCTTTGGCATTGTCTTTCGATAAATGGATCAGTGTGATTTCTTTCAGTTTCGATAAGTCGCTTGCCTGTAAATACTTAATGGCGTTCTCTAAGTTCAAGTGGGACTTCATGATTCGGTTTGCCAATGCCCTGTGTAGCACTCCGTTTTCGACCCGCTCCATCATGTAGTCGTAATCATGATTGACCTCTAACATCATGTGAGAGAGTCCTTTAAAACGATAACGAATGTAGTACGTGTCCGTTGCAAACAGTAGCTTACTACCGTTGTCACTGCGTATGAGGAAACCACACGGCTCCGCCACATCGTGCTGTGTCTCAAACGGCTTGATGGTTAATGTGCCAATCTTGATTTCATCCATGTAATTGAATGTTTTCAGTCTGTGGTGATGGATTTTGAGTGCTTCCTTTGTGCCGTTTGTCATATAACAGTTGAGACCCGCTTTTAAATACTGTGCAGTGTACTGCGAATGGTCTCCATGCTCATGAGTAATCAGAACCGCTTTAACCTGCCTAGTTTTAAAATTAAGTGCCTGTTGTACCTTTTCGAACTGAATACCGGATTCAAGAAGAATGGTAGTGATCCCGTCCGAAATTTTGTAACAGTTTCCGGACGAGCCACTGCCGATGGTTTGGATTTCCATTTAAAATGGATTCTCTTCTTCGTCATCAAACGACGCTTGTTTTTGCTCTTTGACTTCTCCAGTTTCTTTGTCGTGCTCCGGCACTGGTTCAGGTTCCACATCTTTAAATTCCGCATCCATTGGTTCATCAAAGTCGAGTGCTTCTGTCGCTTGATTCTCGTCCACCTCTGCATCAAACACCTCTTTACGCTGTCTGTTGTCCGCTTCCTGTGCGAACTTCAGTAAGCCTTCATCAGTTGAAGTATTGATATAACGTTTAGAAGCACGATTGATCACCGTCTTTTTAGCCATTTCTTCTTTAAAATTGTTGTGTGTTTTAGAACGCTTTAGCGCTTCTCTATCCTTAATCATTGATGACTGCATCCATGCTTGCTCAATCTGTTCAATGGTCATCACTTCAACGTGATTCGCCTTATCTTCGAATACTATCGTTGCGTATGCGCCAACAATATTGTCCTTGTTCACACTGCCAAATTTCTGCTTGTGCTTTGGATTGACAATTGAGCCGTTCTCGTCGATGTCATAAGAGAAATCATCGTCCTTATAGATGACTTGGCTCACGACATTTGATGCCCCTGCATCCCTTTTCAGCATCATCACGTTACCGTGATAGCTACGTTGTAATTGCATGCTATTTCCGTATGGAATGAAATACGCTTGATTCTTCGCCGGATTGAGTCCTTGTGTGACCATGTCAAGCAGAGCATTCGCCTTGCTCGCATCTGAGGTATTCATCAATTTGTTATCCTGACTGATTTTTAACCATGCCTGCTTCATTGCGTTGGATGCAGAATAATCTTTCGGCAGTTCGAGATTACCTTGAGATTCCAACACTTTAACCTTATTCAATACACTGTCCGATACATTTTTTTCTGCGAGTAACTGGCTTTCTACCTTTTGTAATTGCGTTTGATTTTGTTCGGTCATTTTTATTCAGTCTCCTTTGGTTTAATATCTATAATTTCTGTAATTTCGCATTGGAAAAAATCTACTAATTTTTGTAACGTGTCAAATTCAATTCCTTTGGAATATCCATTTGCTAGGTTCGATATAGTTGTCCTTGAAAGCCCGGTGCCCTCATGAACATCTTTAATACTTAATCCTCTGCCATAAATGAGTGCTCTGAACTTCAAATAGGTCATATCATCACTTCCAGTTCAACTTATCAATGACGTAACGATCATCTGGATTGTTCTCTTTAATGGTCTTCAACTTCTCTTTCGCTTCCTTTTCGTTTTTGGCAGTTGCAACTCTTTTAAATGTCTTGTCTGATTTTTTAAAAATTCCTAGCATATTATTCAGTCTCCATTCTTAATTTTTTATCCGGCTCACTCACAATGAGTTGTATCTGCTGTGATTCCGATTCTTTCAGTTCCGTCACTGCTTCAGAGTTATCCACGAACATGAATAACTCAATGCCGTAATACTTTGATAAGGTGTTTGTGATGTCGATGCCTGCGTTAATTCTCATTGCGTTATTCAGACCACCGTCGTAAGTCACGCCGTTGACCATGACCTCACACGTTTCCTTGATGTCGCCATTGACTTGCGTATGGAACAATTTAAATCTCGCAAGCTCGAACATCTGATTGACCTTGTCAGTAATTAGATTGACCTTCGTCTTTGTGAACTGATCGAGCAGATACTTTTGATGCTTCAAGTCCTCTATCGTGTCCAGCAGCGCCTCTTCCTCCTTGTGTAGCTCTTCAATTGATGTCCTGATGCGCTCAGACGACTTGTAATCGGACAAGATGCCCTGTGCATCCCTCAACACTTTCTGTTCGTGCATGATGTCCTCAGCCACCTTATTCACCGCTTCTGACTCAACCTCACGTTCGTTTCTTAACTTCGATTCCAGCTGTTCAATTTCTTTTTGAAGTGTCTTGTACTGGTCGTTGTTTTCAGCAGAAACTGTATTGCCTTTATGTTTGTGGAGTTGCGTCGTTTTCTGTTTCAGTTGTCTTTCGACCTCGTCCACTTTCATGTCAATGTCGTTGCGTTTCTCTTTGTTGGATTCAATGGCTGCCGCTAAGTCTTTGCCACTTTTAATCGTCTGATTCAGTTGGGTTTCATAGTTTTCCAGTTTTACTGATTTATCTTTGTTGAACTGCTTTTCCGCATGTGCTTTCGCTTCTTCAACCTTGTGCTCCTGGAGTGACTGACCGCACGACGGACACGTGTCCTCAACGTCTGCGTTAAACGTCTGCATTTCGACTTTGTCACGTTCCTTAGTGATTTCTTTGTACTCTTCAAGAAGACTGTCCTTACGAGCGGACAGGGTCTCAATTTCGCTATTGATACGTTTGATTTGACCGCCGTATATGTCCATGTCCGCTTCCAGTGACGAGATTTCACGTTCTAATCCGTTCACTTTATCTTGCGTGCCGGATTCTAAATCTCTTTTGAGGTTGTCCAGTTCGAACTGCTTATCAGATATTTGACGCTTGATTTCGATGACTGAACCGCAGTTCTGCAGTTCAACTTTCTTATTGTTAAGATTTTCAATTTCCTTTTCTTGTCCGTCGATGGTGATTTCGAGTTGGTCAATATCGCCCGAGAAGTCTTCATCTGGTAATTGATCGTTGAGTGTGTTTATCTTGACCGGAATGTGCTCCAGGTCTTCTTTCGCCTTCTTCAATTTCTCATTCGTAATTTTCATTTGGTCGTCCACGGTGTGTCGATGAATGAAGTCCATTAATGGCTCCAGCTCTTTACTGCTCTCAACCACTTGCTCATCCGATACATCGCCGGCAATTTCAAATAACATCTTGCGTTTGTCCTGCCAGTGTAATTTCGGGAATGCGTCGGGATTGGTCACTAACTTAAACACTTCTTCATCAATCATCTTGCCAATTTCAGTTTTATATTTCGTAATCGGGAATGGTACGTCGTCGATATATTGTTTGGTGGTACGTGAGTTTTTATAGTGCTTTTTCGTTGAACCCTCGACCTTTTCATAGTTCGGATGTGACTCTCTTTTGAGTGTTAAGTCATTGCCGTTATAATCAAAACTCGCTTCAACCGTCGGTACTTTTTCGTGGATATGATCGTTATTTTCATTTTTCGGAACGATATCTATTTTTTGGTCTTGCAAGCCTTTATCAAATAGCAACCAGTTCAGCGCAACGGCTGTGGTCGTCTTGCCAGTCGCATTGTCGCCGTAGATTTTCGCATCCTTGCCGTTGAAGTCGAATGACTCGTCCTTAATGCCTGCAAAGTCTTTGATTTTGAGTGTCAGTAATCGTAGTCGCATTTTCCAATCTCCTTTAATGTGATATATTTTAGTTGTGATATTTTTCATTTCGTCCTGTTGTCGCAGGGCGATTTTTATTTGTATTCAAAATCCACATCGCGCCAATTCGCTTTCAGTATCTTTAAATTCGAATCTTTACCCTCCTTCACCTGTCTTTGATACTCTTTGATTGCCCCCGCCCTACTTGTGTACGGTTTAGAACTACGGTACATATACCTACCACTTACAACTGCAACGATGTAACATTCATCCGTCACTTCCAATCACTCTCCCTTATCGCTTTTCTGATTTGTTCGTTGTACTCTGCTCTCCTGCTTTCAAAAGCTTTTGGTATGATGCCGCCACGCGTCATCCCGTGCGCCTTTTCTTGTTCTTCTGGTGTCATTGTCATTAACTGTTGATTTCTTCGTCTCACCGCATCCAGTTCATCCTGCTTATCTTCTAACTTTGAACGTAGCTCCCAATTTTCAACTTCAACTTCATACCAGCGCTGTTTCAGGAACTCAATTTCCTCCTGCTTATCCATCGGCCTCAACCCTTTCTAATTCGTAATCGGGAATGGTGTACATCGAGTCGATATTGTCATATAAGCAAGTGCCCCGCTTTTTCAGGATGTCGCCGTTCTCCAGCTCGATAAATTTGATACCGCCATGTTTGTTCCTTTGCACTTTGACGACGTCCAATTTTATATTTTTGCCTGTGTTGTAATTTGTTGCTTGAATGATCAATCACTTCACCTGCTCCCATAAATAATCAGTAAATTCATCTTGAATATTGTCATGCAATATTTCGATACTCTTTATCCTTTTGAAATCCGCGACGTGCCCGGACACCCAAACGATGAACTCATACATCTTGACTTCTGTGTGACTGACAGCGTTCTTGTATTTCAGAAATGCTTGGAATCTCGGTTGATATTCATCCGTAAACAATTCAAGTTGCTTCATTTAACCGACCTCCCAATACCCAATCGCTACATCACACATGTACAAAATCAGTGTGCCTACAAGTGTTATAATCCCTAGTGATACCAATCCCATGCCGAGCGAACCAACGCCGACAGTCGCGAAAAACAGCTGTAAATATGACATTAGAACCACCCTTTCTTTTGTGCGCTTTCAACTGCTCTGAGTTCCTTCTGTGCTTCAAGACGTGCGCTACGTTCTACAATTAATGCTTGATTAAGATTTGCTTTATTTTCCTGAAGCTCGTCAATTTGCTCTTTCATACGTTCGTAAGTTTCGAGTGACAATGTGACTGATTCTTGCATTTGATGCTCTCCTTTCAACATTCTGCTCACCCTTGCCCGAGTCGATTATTTTAATCTGATATTTCTTGCAGAATATCTTTCATATATTTTTTTGCTTTTTCCGTTTCCCACCAAATCTTTTTAGTGCCTCTGCGATATTCGATTGACCTCATGCGTGGATCATCAACAAAGTGTGTATTGAAGAATGAGAGGCTGATGCACATGAAGTCACACAACGTTTGTTTATCTGCAAACCATGCGCCTTTCATAGTTAGACCTCCAATAGTTAAAATGTTTGAACTTCAGGCTTAAAAAAATATTTATGAATATCTTTTTCTGGAATGCCCAATAACTTTCTAGCCCTTTCAATATCCCTGTCTTTCCAGCTGACTTTATTATTGAGCTTTAAAGATAGACTTCTTTCAGACATTCCAAGCGCTACTGCAAAGTTATATTGTGTGCCGTACTTCTCGATGATTTTTCCGTTAAGAGAAGAATAATCAAAACACATATTGCTACCTCCTTTCATAAGTTCAAATGTTTGAACTGACTCCATCTTATATTGTCTGTTGAACTAAGTCAATGATAAAGTTCAATTATTTTAACTTTAACTATTGAATATAAGTTCAAACAGTTGTACAATTGAATTATCAATAGGGAGGACATTATATGAAGAAGAAGACATCAGACAGACTAAAGGAACTCATGAAAGAAAGAAATTTAAAACAAGTTGATATTATTAATAAAAGTTTGCCGTACCAAGAAAAGTTAGGTATTTCAATGTCTAAAAGTCACTTATCGCAATATGTTAATGACAAGTCTAATCCTGACAACTTTAAGTTGTACCTTCTCTCTTTAACACTCGATGTAAGCGAGGGCTGGTTAATGGGTTACGACGTGGACAGGCAGCGCGTACCTGATGAAGAAAGAGTCGATGCAACTTCTAAAGTCGCTGATATCGTCACTCAATTAATTCCTAGTCGACAGAATAACGTTTTGCTTTATGCCGAACACCAACTGACAATTCAAAAGGAAGCCGACGGGAAAGTTATCTCTTTAAACTCATACAAAAATGATGTGGTCAACGTAGTGAATGTTAATGGATATGCTTCAGCCGGTACTGGAGAAACACTGACTGATGACGTGTTATTTACAACTCAAATAAAGGGATACGTTCCTCCGCACGATCTAGCGTTGCAGGTAAACGGAAACTCAATGGAGCCGATGTTTGAAGACGGAGAAATTATATTTGTTGAAAGAACACAAGATATTAATAGCGGGCAAATAGGAATATTTATCATTGAAGGAGAATCTTTTATTAAAAAGGTTTTTATAGAAGAAGAAAGGATCAGATTAGTTTCGCTGAACAAAAAATATGAAGATTTATTTTTCTACGACAACCAAAACATTGAATTGATTGGTAAAGTCATATTATAAAATAATTTAAAAGGAGTTTTATGGATGGATTTTTTTATTGCTTTACTCGCTTTGTTGTTCGGCTTTCTGGCAATTGCCGCTTTCATAGCGGGAGTCGTCATGTTAATTATATTGTTGGTGAAACTGTCGAAGAATAAACCGACGAAGAAAACAAGCATCACCGCCGGTTCGTTAATCGGTGGTTCGGTCGTCGCTTTCATTTTGACCATTATTTTGACAGTATCTTTGCCAGGTGACGAACAATCATCCAACACCACAGCAAGCTACCCTACAAGCAGTTCGGATGCACAGTCAGATGATGAGGACGATGAACGAGAGTATGCAGGCGTTGAAGTGGATGGGATGACAGATGAAGAAATCGACGAATCAATTGATGGCGCTTTGGAAGATGAAGAAGTGGAGGTAGTCGAGGAAGAAGAACCAGTTGAAGAAGATTTAATCACTGAAGAAATTGACGAAGAAGAAATCGAGGAGGACATCGGACCAAGCCGCGACGTTGAAAACTTAGACAACTATCGTGCGGATGTCGATGTTCGAGATATTGAGCGCAACCCCCATGAGTTTACTGACGAACTAATCACTTTTGAAGGTGAAATTATTCAAGTGATCGAAGAAGATTCAATGGTATTTTATCGAATCGCAGTGAATAGTGATTATGATCGCATTGTGATGGTGAGTGCCTTAACAGTCACACTGGATGAAAGATTACTAGAAGATGACTATGTGACAATTTACGGCATGTTCAACGACTTAATCACTTACGAGACTGTTATGGGTGGGAGTCGAACCATACCGGCTTTCGTGGCACATGGCGACAGAATAATATTACAGTAGCTCCTTAAACTCTTGCCCGAGTCAAAAGGAGAATCGGAATGAAAGTGACCAAAAGAAGTAATAAACACAATGCAATATATCAGTATAAAAATACCAGAGGAACATTCTGGGGCTATCGTCTGAAGTATTATGACGACGATGGCAAACGTAAAGAAGTGAAGCAGTCAAAATTCGATAGTGAACGTGAAGCTTTTGAACATTTGATGCAAATGCAGTCGGATATTGATAATGGTCGATTGAACAAAAATAATAATATCACTGTCGGAGACTGGTATCAGAATCATATGAACATGAACAAACCGGACGATGACGGCTTGAACGGACATTGGTCTTTAAATACCTACATCAACAGAGAAGTCGTATTCAGGCAGTATATCAAGCCGTTGATTGGTCATGTGAAAATGGATAAATTGACCCTACATTTATACCAATCCGCATTTATTAACGAATTAAGAAAAACATTGAGTGCGTCCACCGTGGATTTATACCATACATTTATGATCATTTCCGTGAATGCAGCAGTGAAACATAAAATTATTAAAGAAAATCCAATCATCGATGTTGTGCTACCTGAAGATAGAGTTGTCAAAGAAGATAAATTTATTGATGTGGATGAATTACAATTGTTTTTAAAAGACATGGAAAAGAATGATAATATCACGAATTATACCATTGCAAAATTCATGGCGTTCAGTGCGCTTAGAATCGGAGAATTGAGAGCCTTGAAATGGAAGTATGTTGACTTTGATAAATTGCACGTGAAAATATATGCTTCAATGACTAAAAATAAGTATGGACTCACCAAAGGAAAGAACAAGCGTATTGTGCCTGTGGATCAGTCAGTCATGCAGTTGCTTTCCGATTATCGTAAATGGTGCATTAAGCGGAAGTCCGGAATCTTGAACGAAGAAGATTATGTATTCATTTCAGAACAGAACGGTTCGCTCATTGGCAACTCGACATTTACATCAGCATTGCAAAGAAGTAATGAACGTACTGGATTAAACATCAAACCACACACATTAAGACATACTCACAGTGCTATATTGATTATGCAGAACCGCTCACTAAAAGCAATCTCCAAGCGATTAGGTAACAGTGAAGAAGTGTTAAGGAGTCATTACGGCCACGTGATCGACAGCGTAGATTTAGACACGATGAGCGCATTTAGCGAAGCATTGGAAGATAAAGCTGGGGCTGAAACTGAGGCTGATAATGATGTGGTACAGTTCAAACGTTGA